AACGGCGCTGCGTTGTATCAAGAAATGCGACGTATGGGTATACCCGTAGGGGAGTTCACTCCAGGTAAAGGGCAAGATAAAATTAGCCGCGTTAACTCTGTAGCTGATTTATTCCATTCTGGTATAGTATGGGCCCCTGAACACAGATGGGCGTCTGAAGTTATTGAAGAATGTAATGACTTTCCAAGTGGTGCGAATGATGACTTAGTTGACGCCACTACACTAGCTCTTGCTAGGTTTAGACAAGGTGGGTTTATTAGATTACCAACTGATGAAAAAGAAGACCAACTCTTTAGATTTAAAAGTTCAGGGCAAAAACGATTATACGCAATTTAAGGATTAATTATGGCAGACATAGATAAAAGTCTTTATAGACTCCCAACAGGTGTAGAAGAAGAAGCTGTTGATGAAGAAGCAATAGAGATTGAAATAGAAGATCCAGAAAGCGTAACTATTACCTCCGGTGATACTCAAATCACCATAGACCCCGATGAAGAAATAGATGCTGAGTTTAACAAAAATTTAGCTGAAGAATTAGACGACCAAATACTTGATGAATTATCATCTGATTTAATGGGAGAATTTGAAGCAGATGTTAATTCTCGCAGGGATTGGTTAGATACTTATGTAGATGGGCTCGAACTATTAGGTCTTAAAATGGAGGAGCGTTCAGAACCTTGGGAGGGCGCATGTAATGTCTTCCACCCATTGATGACTGAAGCCTTAGTTAAATTCCAAGCTGAAACTATGATGGAGACTTTTCCAGCTGCAGGTCCTGTCAAATGCCAGATTATTGGTAAAGAAACCAAAGAAAATATAGACGCTTCTCAGCGTGTTAAAGAAAATATGAACTATCAACTAATGGAGTTGATGCCTGAGTATCGCCCAGAGCATGAAAGAATGTTGTGGGGTTTAGGTCTTGCGGGTAATGCGTTTAAAAAAGTTTATTATGATTCCAACCTTGAAAGACAGGTATCTCTCTTTGTGCCAGCTGAGGATATTGTAGTTCCTTATGGTGCTTCCAACTTAGAAACAGCTGAACGTGTAACCCACGTTATGCGTAAAACTAAGAATGAGATGAGAAAATTACAGGTAGCTGAGTTTTATAGAGATATAGATATTGGTGAGCCTACTTATGACTTAGAAGAAGTAGAAAAGAAAATAGCTGAAAAAATGGGGTTTGATGCTACGAGTGATGATAGGTATAAAATTCTTGAAATGCATGTAGACATTGACTTAAAAGATTATGAGGACAAAGATAAAGACGGTAAAGAAACTGGAATCGCTATTCCTTATGTAGTTACTATTGAAAAAGGTTCAGGATCTATTTTAGCTATTAGACGTAACTGGGATCCTGTTGATCCAGCTAAACTAAAACGTCAGCATTTTGTTCATTATGGATATATTCCTGGTTTTGGCTTCTACTGCTTTGGGCTTATCCATTTAATAGGTGCTTTTGCTAAATCAGGCACTATGATTCTTAGACAATTAGTAGATGCTGGTACTTTATCTAATCTTCCGGGCGGGTTTAAATCTCGTGGTCTTAGAATTAGAGGAGATGATACTCCTATAGCTCCAGCTGAATGGCGTGATATAGACGTACCTGCAGGTACTCTTAGAGATAATATTTTACCTTTACCTTATAAAGAACCTAGTCAAGTACTAAATAATTTAATGAATCAAATTATTGAAGAAGGACGTAGGTTTGCTAGTGCTGCGGATATGAAAGTTTCTGATATGTCTTCTCAGTCTCCTGTTGGTACTACATTGGCTATTTTAGAACGAACACTTAAAGTAATGTCGGCTGTTCAAGCGCGTGTTCATTACGCTATGAAGTCTGAATTTAAATTGTTAAAGAAGATTATTAGGGATAATACCTCACCAGAATATTCCTATGATCCAGTTGATGGTAATAAATCTGTTAAACAAGCTGATTATGATGCTGTGGAAATAATACCTGTTTCTAATCCAAACGCAGCTACCATGTCTCAAAAAGTAGTACAGTATCAAGCTGTAGTTCAAATGGCTCAAGCTAATCCTGATATTTACGATATGGTGGAATTAAATAGGGAAATGTTAGAAGTATTAGGAATTAAAAATATAGATAAACTTGTTCCAGAAAAAGATGATATTAAGAGGCTAGACCCTGTAGCAGAAAATATGAATATACTGTCTAGCAAACCTGTTAAAGCATTTATAGACCAAGATCAAGAAGCGCATATAAAAGTTCATATGGCTTTTGCTCAAGATCCTAAACTTAAACAGTTAGTTGGTCAAAGCCCCAATGCTGCTACCTTCCAGGCAGCTATGGAAGCTCATGTAGCAGAACATATAGGCTTTGCGTACCGTAGACAAATTGAAGAACAGTTAGGGGTTCCATTACCTCCTCCAGAAAAACCTTTACCACCAGATGTAGAGGCAGATATATCACGCCTTTCTGCTAGAGCAGGTGAACAGGTATTACAACAAAATACTGCTGAAGTACAACAACAGCAAGCTCAACAGCAAGCTCAAGATCCACTTATTCAAATGCAGCAAGCTGAATTACAAATTAAGCAGCAAGAAGCTCAAACTAAAGCTCAAAAAGTAATGGCTGATATTGAAATTGATAAAGAGCGATTATCTATTGAATTACAAAAAGGACAATTAGATCGTATGGAAATGGAATCCCGTGAGCGTATAGAAGGAGCCAAATTAGGGGCTCAAGCAATGGAAAAAGATAAAGATTTACAGGCTAAGCAGTTAATAGAAGGAGCTAGATTAGGTGTAAAAGTAGTGCAAGAAGATAAAGCAAGAGAAGATAAAACTCATGATGTTAAATTAAAAGATAAGGCAGACAAGAAAGATAATAAAATACAAACCAAAGGGCGATAATTATGCAAGAAGAAACGTTAATGCTTCTATCTGAAAAAATAGAAGAAAGACGCAAAGAGATGTTAGAAAGTTTAGGAGATGGTACAGCTGATAATTTTGGGGCTTACCAACATGCCTGTGGTGTAATAAGGGGCTATCTCATAGTGCAGTCATTGATTGCCGAAGGACTTAGATCATTGAAAGAAGAGGAAGAATATGAGTGAAATCGTAGCTCCTCAACATATTATTGATGAACAGAAAAAATTAGCTAAAAGAGACGCTCCTGCTAAACTTAAGAAAGAAAAGAAAGTAAAGAAAGAAAATGAGGCGCGCAAAGCTGCACAATTACCCGAAGTTAAAGGGTTTAGGATTCTTTGTGCTGTGCCTCAAGTAGATGCTACTTATGATAGCGGTATTGTAAAAGCAGCAAAAACAAGAAGTGTTGAAGAAATTTCTACGGTTGTACTTTTTGTAATGAAGTTAGGAGATATGGCTTATATTGATAAGGAACGTTTTCCAACCGGACCGTGGTGTAAAGAAGGTGATTTTGTTATAACTAGAGCATATTCGGGCACTCGTATCAGAATACATGGTCGAGAGTTCCGCATTATTAACGATGATACTGTCGAGGCTGTTGTAGAAGATCCTCGTGGGTATGAACGCGCATAGGAGAAATAAGATGAGTGATGAAATTATTAACGAAATCCCTGCTGAATTAGAAGGGGAAGAAGTAGAAGTAAAAATGCAAGAGTCTGAAACTGTAGAAACTTCTCCTCCGGATTCTATTGAAAAAGTACCACAAGAAACTAAACCACTAGATCTTGAATTAGAGATAGAGGAAGAAGACGATACCCCTTCGGCGGATAGAAATAGAGAACCGCTCCCTGAAAAATTAGTAGAAGAATTAGAAAATGATACCTTGGAAGGATATTCAGAGCGGGTTAAACAACGTATGGCGCAGCTTAAAAAAGTCTGGCATGACGAAAGACGGGCTAAAGAATCTGCTGAAAGGGAGAAAGAAGAAGCTATAAAATTTGCTAGAAATATTAGTGGAGAAAACACCAACCTTAAAAAGACTTTGAGCACAGGAGAAGTAGAGTATATTAAGGCGCTTCAAACTTCTACTGAAAGTGAAATGGAAGTAGCTAAACGTAATTATAGTGATGCTTATGAGACAGGAGAAACTGATCTTATTGTAGAAGCTCAAGCAGCAATGAATGATGCGCAATATAAATTAACTAGAGCTAAAGGTTTAAGACCTAAATATTCTGGTGAAACATCTTTACAAGATGGTAAAAACAGTGTACAAAATGAATCATTACAACCTAGAGTACCCGTACCTGATGCTAGAGCCCAAGATTGGCAAGCAAAAAATAACTGGTTCGGCAAAGATGAAGAGATGACTAGCTTAGCTTTAGGGTTGCATGAAAAGTTAGTCAGGTCAGGAATTGACCCTTCTTCGGATGTTTACTATCGTCGCATTGATGAGACGATGCAAAAACGGTTCCCAGAAAATTTTGGGAACGGTACGTTGGGACAGGATAAACCTAGCCAACGCAAGCCTTCAACTGTAGTTGCTCCAGCAACGCGGAGTACCGCGCCAAAGAAAATACGTTTATCAAAAACGCAAGTTGCTTTAGCT